AGAGTACAAAGGTGAAGTGTGTATATTACCTGATGGTCGTGTGATTACCGGCCCTACTTATAACAGTGAATCTCAACGCTTACTTACCGAGCCTCCTGTGGTAGAACAACCAAAGCGTGCAAGAAATGCAGATGGTGGTTTTATAGCAGATGATAAATCTACTAAGGATGTTAATGAAGCGTGGGTTGGTGGTAAAGCACCAGCTAAAAAGAAGAAGGGTAAAAAGTAATGTGTATGGGCCTTGCTAAATCAATGATTCAAAGTGGTGAAATATTAGGAATTATTAAAAAACTTGATCCTAAATTTAAAAAAGAATTTGAATCAAAAAAAGCAGTTTCAAGAAAATCAAATTCTAATTTAACCTTTGTGCCTCAAAAAAAGAAAAAACAAGCAAGGCCAAGACCTAATAGACAATTGCGTTTAAATCCCGGACGAAGATCATTTTTAGAAGGAGATAGTTAACATGCCTATGGGTAAAGGGACGTATGGTTCTACTAAAGGTAGGCCACCAAAGAAGAAGTCAATGCTAACTGCAAAACAAAAAACTTTGCCTGATGCATTAAAGAAACGCATTGCTATGGCAAAGAAAAAAAAGGCTTAGTTATGGCTGAATCTTTATTTACAAGAAAATCCTCAAGATCTCCAACAATTTCTAAAGTTGCTATGGAAAGAATGACTGCTGAATTAAATAAAGCAAAACCTCTTAAAACAAAAGCTGAAACAGAAGCTAGAGATGCAAAAATTATTATGAAGCATCTTAGATCTACAAGAGGCAAAGGATCTGCATTTACTGGTAGGGGTAAAAAATAAATGGCAGTTAATGAGGCTGGCAATTACACCAAACCTTCTATGCGTAAGAGTTTGTTCAATCGCATAAAGGCTGGTGGTAAAGGCGGTAGGCCGGGGCAATGGTCTGCGCGTAAGGCACAGATGCTTGCCAAAGCTTATAAAGCTAAAGGTGGTGGATACCGATGAAGAAGCCACAAAGGTCTTTACTTAATTGGGGTAAGCAGAAGTGGCGCACTAAATCTGGTAAGCCATCTACTCAAGGCCCAAAAGCTACTGGTGAGCGTTATTTGCCAGCAAAAGCTATTAAAGCAATGAGTGCCAGCCAATATGCAGCAAGCTCTAAAAAGAAACGTGAAGATACCGCAAAAGGCAAACAGTTTTCTAAGCAGCCCAAATCTGCAAGACGGATAGCCAAGAGGTACAGATGAGTTTTATGCATACGCTTAAAAAAGAAGAGCGTGATATATTACGCACTGTAGTTCGTAATGTTCATATGCAATACTTTCCACAAGAGTTTAAATCCGACTATGAAGCTGATAAATTAATTGCATCCATAGCTCCTGAAGTTGTGGCTTCATTAATTAAAGCTGGCAAGGATATGAAGGTTGACCAACTTTAAGTACAAGCCTGATGGTAACGTACTGAAATCATTTATGAAATCAGATGTATTCTTTCGCGGCCTTAGAGGGCCGGTAGGTTCTGGTAAATCTGTATGTTGTTGCGTTGAAATATTCCGCAGAGCATTGCAACAAAAGAAATCAGAAGATGGGAAACGGCATAGTCGATGGGCTATTATCCGTAATACTAACCCACAACTTAAAACCACAACCATTAAAACATGGCTTGATTGGTTTCCAGAAAATGAATGGGGCAGGTTTACATGGTCTGTTCCATACACACATCATATACAAAAAGGTGATATAGATCTTGAGGTTATCTTTTTAGCATTAGATAGACCTGAAGATGTTAAGAAGTTGTTATCATTAGAATTAACAGGTGTGTGGGTTAATGAAGCTAGAGAAATAAGCAAGAGTATTATTGATGCTACCACAATGCGTGTAGGTCGTTACCCTTCTATGAAGGATGGTGGTTGCACATGGACAGGTGTTATATGTGATACTAACGCACCAGAAGAAGATCACTGGTGGCCTATTATGTCTGGTGAAGTTCCAGTGCCAGATCATATTCCTAAAGAGCAAGCACAGATGTTAATTAAACCTGACAACTGGAAGTTCTTTACTCAACCTTCTGGTATGCTTGAAGATAAAGATACTGAAGGTACTGTTGAGAGATACTTACCTAATAAAGCTGCTGAAAACAGACAGAACATGAGGGAAGATTACTATCCTAATATTGTTGCTGGTAAAACAAAAAGCTGGATTGACGTATATGTAATGAATAAATTGGGGACTATTAAAGATGGCAAAGCAGTCTATCCTATGTTTGTGTCTGATACCCACATCGCCAAGGAAGAAATACCAGTGGCGGCAGGGGTTCCTGTGTATATCGGTGTTGATTTTGGCCTCACTCCTGCTGCTGTTATAGGGCAGAAGGTTCGTGGCAGGTGGTTAATACTTCAGGAAATTGTAGCTTTTGATATGGGTATTGTGAGATTTAGTGAGGTTATGAGGCAGGAAATATCATCTCGTTATGGTGATTGTGAAATTAATATTATAGGTGATCCTGCTGGTGACGTCCGCGCACAGACAGATGAATCTACTCCATTCCAAATACTGCGTGGTGCTGGCTTAAATGCACGCCCTGCACAATCAAACGATGTATCACTTAGACTTGAATCCGTTAATGCGCCATTGAATAGAATGATTGAAGGACAGTCTGGTTTTCTTGTAGATCGTAGATGTCAGACGCTTATTAAAGGATTTGAAGGTGGTTATCAATATAAACGTATGCAGGTATCTGGTGAACGCTTTGATGATAAACCAGAAAAAAACCACTTTTCACATATACATGATGCATTGCAATATTTAATGATGGGTGCAGGTGAAGGTAGAAACATCTTGCGTAATGTTTCTGCGTCTACTAAACCTTTTCAGGCAAAGACAGAGTTCGATGTATTTAGTCGTAGACCTAAACCAAGGCGGCAAGGTCTGTGGGCAAGGATGTAATTGTGCGTTGCATTGCAACAATGCATCAAGTTATTAGAGCATAAAGGAGTTTTTGCATGTGTACATCTTCTGTTTTTAAACCATTTCAAAAATTGGCTCGGGGTTTGCTTGGTATTTCAAAACCTAAAGCACCTCCGATACCTCAGGCATCTACTGACGCTTCTGATATGCGTCAAGAAATGATTGCTGTAGAAGAAACAAAACAAAAAGAAGAACGCCAAAAAAGATTGCAAGATCAAGTTAGACGTAAAAAACGTGGTGGCTCTGGCAAGCGTTCTTTAATTACAGGACAAGGTGGCGGCATCGGATATTTTGACGAGACGCTATAATGGATACTATTGCACGCCGTATGCTGGAACGGTTTGAAAAAGCTAAAACAAACCGTGTTATGTTTGAAGGGTTGTTTGAAGAGTGTTTTGAATATGCTCTTCCTATGCGGCAAAGCTTTTTCCATGAAAGTCCGGGGCAGCGCAGAGATGATAAGATCTTTGACGAAACTGCTGTAGTAGGCACTCAAGAGTTTGCATCTAGGCTGCAATCTGGCTTAGTGCCAAACTTCGCACGATGGGCTGACTTTATTGCAGGTAGTGAGGTTCCTCCTGAACAACAAGATGAAGTTAATAATAATCTTGATGAGGTAACTGAATATGTATTTGAAATTATACAAAATTCAAACTTCGGGCAAGAAGTGCATGAATCGTTTATGGACTTGGCTGTTGGCACAGGTGTCTTGCTTGTTGAAGAAGGTGACGCAGTTAATCCGATACGCTTTAACGCTATTCCGTTACCGAGTGTTTACCTTGATACAGGTGCAGATGATAAAATTGACCATGTATATAGACAGCGTACGCTTAAGTATTCAGACCTTCCTGTGGCGTATCAAAAAGCGGTTTTCCAAGAAAAAACAGCCAAAGCGATAATTGACCAGCCTGATGGCAAAGTTAAAATTGTAGAAATGGTTTGTCGTAATTACGAAAAACTTAATGAAGATAAATTTGATTTTTATGTAATAAATGTTCCTGAACAAGAAATGATTTTACAGGATCAGTTTGTTGGCGTTGGTTCTAACCCTTATGTATGTTTCCGTTGGTCTAAAGCCAGTGGTGAAATTTATGGAAGAGGGCCATTAATAAACGCTTTATCAGCAATTAAAACTACTAACCTTACTATTGAGTTAGTTCTTGAAAATGCACAGATGGCTATCTCTGGCATTTACCAAATGGACGATGATGGCATTATAAATACAGATACTATTAATCTTGTTCCCGGAACAATTATTCCAAAAGCTATGGGATCGCAAGGTCTACAGCCAATTAGAAACGCTGGCAACTTTGATGTTGCACAGCTAGTTCTTGGCGATATGAGAAACAACATTAAGCGTGCATTGTATAATGATATGCTTGGCGATCCTAATAAAACACCAGCTAGTGCAACTGAAGTTGCTGAACGTATGGCTGATTTATCTAGGCGTATTGGCTCTGCTTTTGGCAGATTGCAAGCTGAAATGGTGCAGCCTATATTGCAACGTGTTGTTTATATATTAAAGAAACAGGGTCGTATTGAATTACCAGTAATTAACGGACGCGAAGTTAAAGTACGTTCTGTATCTCCATTGGCGCAAGCACAAGCTAATCAGGATATATCATCTATATCAAGATACCTACAGCTTGTTGGTGGTACATTCGGGCCAGAAATTCTTAACCTACTCATTAGTTCAGAAGATGTTGCGGTGCATCTTGCCAAAAAGTTTGGCGTTCCTGATACTCTTGTTCGTGATAAAGTAGATCGTGAGCAATTGATAGCAGCGGCACAACAGATGGCACAACAGCAACAACAGCAACAAATGATGACGGAGCAAATCAAATGACGAGAAAATTTCTAAAGATATTCGATCTCTTTTCCGAACCCCTAATGGGGGAGAAGTATTGAAATATCTACGTTCAATTACAATAGAAGCAGTCACAGGGCCAGCCGCATCTGATGCTGAACTAAGGCATTTAGAAGGGCAGCGGTATTTAGTCGGCCTCATTGAGAGGCGTATTAAACATGCAGAAAAGGTAGAAAAAAATGGAACAGACAGATAATGTGGAAGTAGCTGTTGCTACAGAAGCACCTGTGTCCGAAAGACCAGAGTGGCTTCCTGAAAAATTTAAATCACCAGAAGATATGGCATCTTCATATTCTGAGCTAGAATCTAAACTAGGGCAGGGTGAAAGCGCATTACGCGAAAAGATTGTTGCAGAGCTTGAAACGGAAGCATATGCAAATAGGCCAGCAACCGCTGGCGATTACGCTATTCCAGAAGTTATTGATGAAGAATTAGCTACAGATAACGCATTATTTCAATGGTGGGCAAATCATGCACATGAAAATGGTTACAGCCAAGAAGAGTTTGAAGATGGCATAAATCAATATGCTGCTGCTCTTGAGGCTATGGGGCCAGATTTAGAAGCAGAAAAAACTGCGCTTGGTGACAATGCTGATGCTCGTATTGAAGCTGTTGAGTTATGGGCTAACAAGTTTTTCCCTGAAGAATTTAATGATGTCATTATTGGTATAGGACAAAGTGCAAAAGGCATTGAAGCATTAGAGTTCTTAATGTCTAACATGCAACAGGCATCTGTATCTCCTGATGGTCAGCCAGCATCGCGTGTATCAGAAGATGATTTAAGGTCTATGATGCAAGACCCACGTTACTGGAATCCAGTTAAAAGGGAGCAAGGATTTGTTAAAAAAGTCGAGGAAGGCTTTTCCCAACTCTATAGGTAACGTATTTCATAGTGACGATGGCGTTGAAATAGTAAAAGCAACAAGTGAACACGCTGCTTATCTACAACATCGCCTCCGTCCTACTGATATGCGAGAGTGTATGATTGCTGGCGCATCTCCTTGGGCAGCTTTACATAAACCATTGACCGATAAAAATGGGCAAACATGGACGATATTATTTGATGGTGAGCCAGCTTGTATGTATGGCGTGTCAGTGCTTTCACCAGAAAATGAATTTAACATGGCTAATATTTGGTTGCTTGGTAGTAATCTTGTAGAAAAACATCCTCGTAAATTTGTTAGAACAACAAAACAGATAGTAGAACATCTACAAGAACAATATATGTTTCTTGAGAATGTAGTGCCTATAGACCACGATAGAACAATTAAGTGGCTTGATCGACTTGGATTTCAGTTTGCTGAAGAAACTACAATCATAAATGGTTTTGCTTGTGTGCGTTTTGTGCGTTGCCAAGATTTTGATGCTGTGGAATTAGAATAGTATTACGGCCTGTTTCAAACTGACAGCCTCGCAATGAGATAACTGGATGACGAAAGAAACTGACAACCGCGATGTAAATGTAACTTTTAAACGAGGACTGAATAATGGCTAATACTATTGATACCGCCTTTATTAAACAGTTTGAGACTGAAGTACACATGGCTTATCAGCGTATGGGTTCTAAACTCCGTGGTACTGTTCGTACTGCTGGTAATGTTCGTGGGTCTGTTGTTCGTTTCCAGAAAATTGGTGCTGGATCAGCTAACACAAAGTCTCGAAATGGTAATGTAACACCGATGGAACTTGCTCACACAACTGTTGAAGCAACAATGGCAGATTATTATGCTCCTGAGTATATTGATAAGCTAGACGAGCTAAAGACAAATATTGATGAGCGTCAAGCTGTAGCAACATCTGCTGCTGCTGCACTCGGTCGTAAGACTGACGAGATCATTTATACAGCAATGGATGCTGGTGCCAACTCAACACAGATTGGTGGTAGCTCTGCTGTTTCTAAAGCTGATCTTCTTAGCTTGTTTGAGACAATGGGTTCTGCAAATATTCCTGAAGATGGGCAGCGTTATCTCGCTATGCATCCAAAAGGATATGCAGATTTGTTTCTTATTGATGAGTTTGCTTCATCAGATTATGTCGGTGAACAAAATCTACCGTTTGCTGGTGGCATGACAATGAAAGAGTTCTTAGGGTTTAAGATCTTTTCAACGTCAGCAATCACAGCCGGTAAGAACATGGCTTATCATTCAAGTGCTGTTGGACTTGGAATCAACTCTGATGTCCAAACAGAGATAAACTATGTTGCTGAAAAAGCTGCTCATCTTGCAACCTCTATGATGTCAATGGGTTCTGTTGTAATTGACGACAACGGTATCTATGAAGTCTTAGACAACAACTAGGAGGACTGAGATATGGCTTATGCAGCAAGTGGTCTCACCAGAATTGGTGGTGCGTCAAACGGTGATCTGTGGTTTTATTCATCGGCTGATGCAATCGCAACAGTTAATACAGCAGGATATTTTAATGATGCTGCTAATATGTTATCTGTTCGTGATTTGATTATTGTTACTGACACCAACACACCTACAACACACTTTGTTAATGTATTGTCAAATACTGGCACAGTGGTTGATGTTTCAGATGGTACTGCTGTCGTTGAAACTGACGGTGACTAATAGGAGTGGGGGGCTTCGGCCCCCCATTACATAATGCCAACTGTAGCTAATTCAGATATTGATATTGCATCTAGGGGGCTGATCCTTATAGGAGCAGAACCTATTACTTCATTTACGGCTACTAGCACAGAAGCAACTGTTGCTAATGCAATATATGAAGATGTGCTTAGAACAACAATGTGTTCTAGTCGTTGGCGTTTTGCTACTAATCAATCTGAACTTAATCAACTTAGCAAC